AGAGGCCATTTGTAGACTTTTTAATGGAAGTAGCTGATCATTTAGTCAAGTTCTCTAATGTATTCATAGTTAAGGCAAGGGGAGACATGTCTGATTACTTCCCCAGTACGCTTACTCCAGTAAATGCTACACAGCCTGTAATTGGTTATTATCTTATTCCTACTGAGCAGGTTAGAATCTTAAGAGACAAATTTAATAGGCCAAAGTCTTATCAACAACAAACTGACCCAATGACCTATGCTCCAACGGATAGAGATCCTGTCTGGTCGGCAGAAAGAGTTATTCATCTTCATTTTGACAGAAAGACAGGTCGTGCATTCGGTACTCCTTTTTTGAGTTCAGTTTTAGATGACGTTGTTGCACTAAGACAGCTTGAAGAAGATATTCAAAATCTTGTTCATAGAGAATTGTTTCCTCTTTATAAATATAAAATTGGAACAGCAGAACAACCAGCTGAGCCAGAAGAAATAGACGATGCAGCAGCTCAGATTGAAAACATGAGATCTGAAGGTGGTTTAATACTTCCATTTAGACATGATGTTGATGTAATCGGTGCCAATAACACAGCCTTAGATGCTAGCGAATACTTGAATCACTTTAAAGAAAGAGTAGCAGTTGGCTTAGGTGTTGCTCCTCATCATCTTGGAATGATGATGGGTGGAGGAAATAGGTCTATGACAGATAGATTAGATACTGCTTTATATGATAAGGTAAAACAGTTCCAAAAGCATTTATCTGAAATGATTAGAGTTCATATTTTTAATGAACTTTTGTTTGAAGGTGGATTTGACCCAATAGCAAACCCAGCAGAAGCGGGTGTTTCGGATAGATGTTTCTTTAAGTTTAATGAGATAGACGTAGACACTCAGGTTAAGAAAGAAACTCACCTTATACAAAAGTATACTAATTCAGCTATAACCCTGCCAGAGTTAAGAGTCGAATTAGGAATTGATCCAGAGTATGACAGAGAAGAACTATTCGGTGGAATTCAAGCAGAGATACAAATGGATATGGCTGTTAATCAAGCAGAAATAACCGCTAAGAATCAGCAACAAACACAAGTAGCCAAAGATGCAAACGGTTCAGATAAACAAGAACCAGCAAAAAGAGGCGAAAGAAATCTTCCTTCAAATAGAAGGGGTCCAGGTAATATAATAAGACCTGCAAATCAACAGGGTAGAAAGACTTCTCCAGATATTAGGAGATCAGATATGTCATGGTTACCTCTTATTGAAAATGCTCTAAAAGAAGAGTATAATGTTATAGAACAAGATGAAATGAAGAAAGGTTCATAATGATTATTGAGTCAGAAGTAGCAAAGAATTCTAGATATGGCGAAGACGCACTAGAAGCTTTTTATACAGCAGTCGATAACGGCCAAGCTCGTTTGGCTATGTCAATTTTAGTTGATATCATTGTCGCTTTTGCAGACAAGATTGAAGCCCTTGAAGAAGCTGCATCTGCAGGTGTAAATGAAGTTAAGCCTCCAGTTAAAGAAGAAGTTAAGGCAGATGCTTCGGAAGAAGAAATCAAGCCAGCACCAAAGCAAAAGGTAAAAGAACCAGTCGCTGAATAATATGAAGTTAATTATAGGTTGCCCTATTTATGATAGGGATTGGATTTTTCCATACTGGATATCTTGCATACAGTCTCAATCAGTGTCTCTTAAAGACATAGGATTTGTTTTTGTTGCATCAAAAGATGATGGTCAAACGATAGCTCATCTTGAAAAGTGGAGATCATATCATCCAGAGGTTGAAGTATTTGATATTCTTTATCCTGAGGATGTAAATCATTTCTCTCATCAAGAAGGAACTAGACAATGGACAATCTCTAAGTATGAGAATATGGTTAACTTAAGAAATATTCTTATTAAAAAAGTTAGAGAATACGATCCAGAATTTTTCTTTAGTCTTGATTCAGATATTTTGATTAAAAATCCAGCAACCATAGAATTGCTAATAGCTCATATCAAAGAGGGCGCTGATGCAGTTAGTCCACTTATGTATATGACTCCCGTTGGAACTTCTTATCCAAGTGTAATGAAATGGGTTAATGAGCCAGGTGGTAAGGCTCATAGAGATTCAGAATTTCCAATAGGAACTTATTTTAAATCTGATGTCATCATGGCTGCTAAGATGATGTCACGAAAGGTTTACCACAGCATCGATTATAGAATGCATCAGCAAGGAGAAGATCTTGGGTGGTCTGCAGATTGTGCAGAAAAAGGGTATAGTCTTTATTCAGCATCATACATATATGCTCCACATGTAATGAGTCGAGCAATGTTAAAAGACATTTTGCAGAACGGCGACCCAAGAGAAAATGAAACTTTGAAAACTTTATCTAAAGTATGATATTCTTATATAAGATTGTTTAATATATGATTAGTCAATTTACTATAGGTACAAGCTTTAAAATATTCTGTCATGGAGACATAAATGGCTTTTGATTTTGTTGAGAACTTTACGGTCCAATTGCCCGACTTCAGTGAACTAAAATATGATTTTTCTGAATCATTTAGCACAACTCATGGTTTAATCATAGAAGTTGCGGCAATTCACGAACGGACTAACTTCTAATTACAATAACTACTCAGCTGCAGAGCTAGAAAAGGCTTTGCAATCATGGGTAGAACCTTACCCTAAGCCAATCATTTTAAATCACGATTTAAATACTGAGCCTATAGGCAGAGTTATTGCTGCAAAGATGGACAAAGAAGAAGATGGCAGTCCATTTGTTAGATTGCAAATAGCAATTACTGATCCAGTAGCAGCACAAAAAGTCCTAGACAAGAGATATCTGACTGGTTCAGTTGGCGGTAGAGCCGGCAAAGCAGTCTGCTCTATTTCCGGAGATGATCTTGCTTCTGAAAGTGATAATGGAAGACCAAAGGTCGCCAAGTATCGCAGAGGTCAAGTCTATAAGGGCAAACTTGCATATATTGATATGCAGGATATTTCTTTCAAGGAATATTCATTTGTTAACCAACCAGCAGATGGTAAGTCTAGCGTAAGATCTACATCTGTTATCTCAGATAAAGACGGAAAACCAAACAGCGAAGGTTGGGTGGCTAAGAGTTCCGCATTTGTTCTAAGTATGAACGAAGAAGATATTTATTCAGTAGAAGAGCACGATTCTTTATTTAAAAATATGAAGAAAAAAGAATCTAAGCCAATGTATCTTCATCTAAAGGGCGCATTTTTAACAGCTCTTGCTTTCCAAGAGAGCGAAAATACGCATAATAACGCAGTTTCATTACTATCTAGCGAGGAAGCTGTTAATAACACCGATCTACAGGAGAATTCTAATATGAAAGATCGCAATCAAGAAGAGGATATCTTGGCTGTAACTGAAGAGTTAAGCGAAGATTTGTCCTCAATTGCTGCTGGTAAGACTGAAGAGTCTGAAGGTGGCGAAGAAGAGGCACCAGAAGCACCAGCTGAAGGTGGCGAAGAAGCCGGCGCAGAAACCGCTGGCGAAGAAAAGTCTGATGACGATACAGAGAAAGCGGATGAACAAGCTGAAGAGGCTGTTGATTCCGAACAAGCTGCAGAGTCTGAAGAACCAGAAGCCGACGAAGAGAAGGCAGAAGGTGATCAAGAGCCAGAGAGTGCGGACGAAGACCTCAGCGATAAGGCTGAACAGCCCGCTGAGCAAGACAACGACGTTCTCGACAAGGTAAAAGCTCTTGAAGAAGAAAATGCAAAACTCAAGGCAGCACTTCACAGGATTCTTGTGGAAAGAGTTGTCGATGCAAAGATTACCGCTGGCGTAGAAGCAGCAGAACAAAGAGATGAATTGATCGAGTCACACTTGGCTAGAACAGCATCTTCTTTGGCTGATTCTCTCAGAGATCTAGCAAAGATGCCTACCCGCAAGTCACGCCATTCTGATGCTCCAGAAATTCACAATGAGTCAGCAGCTGTTGCAAACGAAGAGAATGTAGCAACTATTGACGAAGATAATGAAGTTCAGGAGAGTAAAGAAGAAGTCTCACTTGAGCAGGTATTTGTTGACGCTCTTATGGGCCGTCGTAAGCTTTAAAACAAGGAGAAAATAAGAAATGAGCTTAGCAAAATTTCGTAAAGTAGGCACAAAGACTGGTTCAGGCCGTTTTGTGGTTTCAGAGGGCATTGCTCCAGCAGCATACCTCCTTCCACATCCTGGTCTCCCAACTTGGTATCTTGACAGTGAAGATGATCGCTTCGAGATTGTAATTCCAAAGGGAACCATTCTTTCAGTCGTAGCCGACAGCAATGGTGATGCAAGAGTTGTTCCAGCCAATGGTTCAGCATCTTCAGTCACTTGGGGTGACAATATGCCAACATCTTGGGATCCATTGGATGGCGCAACTCCATCTTATAGCTCTGGTGCAACTGATTCAATCGCAGTTGGCGCTAGATCAATCCCAGTAGGTGTTGCTCAGTATGACCTCTACCGTCCATTTGACAAAGGCACCTCACAGGGTGCAGGCTTCATTACCCATGGTTACGTTGAGTACCCAATGGTTAGCGGAGTTAATGCAGACGTTACTGTTGGTAGCGTTGTTCGTTCGGACCACATGGGCCGTCCAGTATTGGCAGCTGCAACTGACTTCCTCGCAAGCAGTGCAGTCTACTCTTACCTCCAGGTTGGTAAGGTAGTCGAAGTAGAAAAGTTTGCAACCAACTTTGATGATGGATTGCTTTCCTACATGCAGCTTCCTTCAGATCCAGGTGCACTTAAGACAGTATTTGAGATTACTCGCTCAGGTGCTTTCTCAGGCAAGCTTGGTATCCGTAGCAACCTGGATGTCCACAACGTAATTGGCGCATTCCGCGTCAACCTAACCTTATAATAACAGGAGGAATATCCTAAGATGAGTAAAACAATCCAAGAGCTCCTCTCTGGACTCCCAGCATGGGAAACAGCATTATCTGAGGACGGGTATATAGACCAAGAGAACAGAGTTACCATTAAGGAAGCTTTTGCATCACCAGATGCAGCAATCCTTTTCCCTAAGGTAATCTCTCGTACTCTCAAGGAAGCAGCTGAGCCTCAGCTTCTAATTACCCCCCTACTTTCAACTGTACGCCTCGGTAAGGGTCGTTCACTTGAATTCCCAGCAGTTAATGCAATTCAAGCAGCTGAGATTCCCGAAGGAC